GCGGCGGCACGTGGATCTAGTAAAAAACAATGAAGGGGTATATGGTTGCGGCCTTGGCGACTATCAGAACAACTGGATCGGTCGCTTGTCTCGTTTATATGCCGAACAGGATACATCTCATCATACTGCATGGCGTTTGGTTGAATGGTTTGTTCGTGAAATCAATCCCCTTATTCTTATTGGTGGCAACCACGATATGTGGTCTGGCCCAGGTGATCCGTTACAATGGATGACTGAGCCTCATACTATCAACGAGGACTGGTCTGCTCAGATTGCTATTGAGTTTCCTAACGGGCAGGAATGCAAGATTCATGCCGCACACGATATGCCCGGGCATAGTCAGTGGAATCCGTTGCATGGTCAAAAGAAAATGGCAATGTTTCGAAGCAACGCACACCTATACATTGCTGGCCACAAGCACAACTGGGAACTAGCCCAGATGGAACAGGTGGAAGAGGGTCATGTATCTTGGCTTGCTAGGGCGCGTGGTTATAAAGCGCATGACACCTATGCAATGGTGCGCGGGTATGAAGAGCAGAACTTTGGTCAAGCTATTTTGCAAGTAATCAACCCGAAGACAAAGACTCCAGAAGGTTTCAGTCATTGTTTTGTTGATGTTGAGACTGGCGTTGAGTTTCTCAATTACCTTCGGTCAAAATAAAAAGGGCGGCTTGAGTGCCGCCCCTTTCATTACTCTACGTCCATGTCTTCGATGGGACGCTTATCAAACTCTCTCATATACTTCAGGCCTAGCTGGACAATGTTTTCCAGTTGGCTTTGTGTCACCACTACCACAAAGAAATCGTTACCATGCTTGATGCACATCTCTGCGGGAAACCGTTGCATTGGTGATGGTCGTATGTAGCACAGATCTGGTGTATCTGAAGCAGTAGTTATTTCAAACTTCTCATCATCTGACATATTGCACCGTCATCTTTCTAATTAAGTCTTCAAGACTTTCGTCTGTCATTCGTATTTTGTGCCCTATTTTTACCACAGGAATGCCATGTTTTCGACACAGTTTTTTGACGTCCTGAGGGGGGACGGTCAATGTCGCCCCCACCTCTTCGATCGTCAGCAACTTAGAACGGGATTGAGTCGTCGACTGGTTGCTGTTGTTGTCCATTGGGCGCACCGCCTTCCATCTTATCGCTAAAGCTCAGTGACATATAGTTCATGTTGTCTTTTGACTTGCGCCATGCGGCTACTCGTCGTGTTCCGATTGGCCCTGTATAGTCGGGGGCTTTGTCACTTGTCTTTTTGTCATTAGGAAAGAGTGTCCCAGTTTTTTCGTAGACATCCATAATGACTCGGCCATCGGGGAGTGTAGACTTCGTGATAATAACTTGCGAGTCTTTGCCATTGTTGTTTGCCTTGCCAGACAAGATCATTTGGTGGTTCTCACGAGGTGGAAATACCGCCCCGCTATCTGTGTTGTCGTATTGGCTCATTACCATTCTCCATTCGTAGGTTTGCTATCCGCCGCATATTTGTTGTCGTGTTCTCCCAGGAACACATCAGCATTGAAACCAAGGTGCGACAATGCCTTGGTCAGCCCATCTGTTACAGCCATCTTGGGTGCATCTTCTGCAATGCGCTCCTTCTTAAAGAAGGTTCTGCATCCAGTAAACGGCCCGAAGCTGTTCTCATCGCATCCATGCCACACTGTAACGTGCGCTAGGAAGGCAATGTCACCATTAGACATGGTGATTGTTTCAGTTTCTGACTTCCATCCCCAGCCCTGTCCTACAGGGCCGAAGGCGCGTGTTGCCTCCCGCACCTGATACATTGGGTCAATGCTGGTAAATGACCGTGAGCCGAAGCTCACTTTTTTGAGATACTGCCCATCAGATTGTGCAACACTATCCCATAGTTTCATGTTATCATTACTCACTGTGCATTCTCCTTCACGGTGCTGGTCGGTGCGTCTACTCCCGCATCGGCCAGTTTGTATTCAGCATACTTTTTTTCTGCGTTCCGAACAGTTTCAATTAGATGTCCATCTGATCGTAGGTCGTGTATCCGACTAGCCAATCGAAAGCAACCAAAGTGGTTAAGCGCATCTATTGGTGAGATGCTATTGCCTTCTTCCAAGTAGGAAAGAATTTTATCGTTCTGTGTTAAGTTATCCATCTGTATACTCCTTGTTTACATTGATGCGTATTGAGCCATTCTTAGCTCTCTTGAGGGTAACAACGTCCGAGTAAACTTCCCTTTCATTTGTTGCTACCATTGCTTTGAGTTGCTTCTTAGCAGACTCATGCTCCTTCGCGGCTTGCATTGTAGAGACATACTCATGCGCCTGATACATGAACTCATTGTCTTGACCAGCGTTCCGCGCAACCATATCGTCAATAGCAATTTGGTCGATGCCTGTTGTGATGTGAGGCATTGATTGTGGCGGCTCTTCCTGTCTCTCTACATAGCCCCAAAACTCTTTGAGATGCACATACATTGTGTCGAGGTATGCTTGGTCTTTTGCAACCTTGACATACTCATAGCGTCGATTGCCAAACAGGTTTGCGAAATACATATACTGTAGGCCAGCGACCTCCATGTATAATTGTAACTGCGGCATGTAACGCTCTAGCTGTTTACGCATGGTATTCATCTCGAAGGTATGCTTTACCTCCAGCCCCATGCGCTCACCGTTATACATAAACTCACCGTCCAGTGTGCCACGGCATGGCACTGATCCCCATTTGTAGTGGTAACGCACTTGCTCTTGCACCTCCACGCCCATGTCTTTCTTGAACAGGCCAATGTTGAATGGCTCTGTCCAAATACCCAACTGCACTGGCAGGACATCGGACAGGTCATCGCGGTCACGATACCCCATCTTGTCTAGCCAAAGTTTGTGCCAATCACCGTCCATTATTCGCAATGCACAGCTACCCCCAATGGTTCGGCGGCGCAATTCGTCTTCTGTTTTTTCACTCATATCTGTCATGTTTGATCCCTTTCACTATCAAATCTAATCAGTTTGATCATGTTTGTCCAGCTATATTTATTAGCTTGGCGTGTCTTTTTTGAAACAAAAACCCTCTTTGATAAGCATGAAGTCACTGTCTTTGTCTTCAACGTAAATTTTCATCAAGCGACTTTCTCCAAGATCTAAAACTCTTTCGCATTGACCTCTTGTTCGATGTAAGCCTAGTTCTGTGTTGAAGCATTTGGTGGTTGGAACATCAAAATCCACAATCGCACAAAATAAAATAACTGCATTAAACATTTTTAAGTAACCTCTCTTTTGCTTTCATTGGAATGCGAAGCAGGACGTTGCCCATGTGGACGTTAAGTTTTCCGTCTTGCATCATTTGTTTGGTCATTGCGATATGCTCGTCGCACTTCTCGATCGTCCAGCCCATTGTCTCTGGCTTAGACTTGTCACCTTTGGGCCGCTCCTTTTCTTGCCCTTCGTAAGTAAGATTAAACTTTGCATCTAAGGATTTTTGCCTGGCAATAAAATCTGAGGAAACTTTGGAAGCATTCTTAGACACCATTGCTGGCAGAAACCAAACACGATAAGAGTTTTCTTGAACGCACTTGTCCCACACTTTGTCTAGGAGCAGTTTGAATGTCTCGTCGTTTATGTCCGTTGGCAACCTGTTGTTGATTGCTCGACGCAACTCTTGACTGTAAACACGCTGTGCATCTGTGTCGTTCTTGATGTTGTTTGGTGGGCCGTATAGTTTGCCCATCTTTAACACAAAGTTATTATGAATTGCGTGCTCGCGCTGATCGAAGTTCATTTCTCTCTCTCCTTTTCTCTTGTGCATTTATTTCTTCAATGCGTTTTAAGTGTCGTCGTTTGCCCCACAAAACTGTAGTGTGGTCTCTGTTTAGGAACTCACCTATTTCTGGTAATGAGTGTCCTCGAATATGTAACTCGTAAAACAATCTTTGCCGCAATCTAATGACCCAACCTCTGTCACGTCTGCGCTCTGTGATTGATTTAAACTCAACGCTGTGTTGCTCGCAAAACTCTCTGACATATTCGTGCATCTTAATGTTTTTAACGTCTTTATCATTCACCATCTGGTTCCTTGCTACTAAAAATTGTTTCAACAATATGATCTGGTATAATAAGCACCCACTTAGGGGCATCTGGTTCTGTTTTTCCCAGTTTGAACAATGCAACGTCCCTGTTCTTGAGGACTGTAAAGGGGGATGGAAAGCCCTTCTCTTTCCGATACTTAACCTCTGCGATGTAGTCCTTCCCATTTATTGTAACAACTAAGTCGCCTGAGTATTCACCGCCAAGAGCACCTGATAGGGGTTGCTTCTTTACCTTTATGCCCCAGCTTTCGAACAGCTTTTTGAACCAGTTCTCATGGTAGCTTCCCTTTGCTTTGCTTTTGCTGGTCATTTTGTTTTCTCCACCATGTATATTATTTCCCTTGCACATTCCTCGATTCTTGACATTCTCACTTCATATTCTTCCCCATATAATAGATGGTCGAATTCATAGCTCATTTGTTTAATGAGGTTGCTGATGTTTTGTGTTGCAGTTTTTTCCATGGCTTTACTCCGTTGAATAATTTCTTCCAAGTCTTGAGTGTATGTCATCCCGATGTTCATTTGCAATTTCTTCCATGAACTCAACTACTTCATGTTTGTATTCAAGAATCCTTTGCTCAATCGGATGCTCATTAAGCCAATAGGTTCTTGCATCCCTTGAGCTTCCATTAAGAATCCTTGAGTAACGTCGACGCTCTCTTTCAGCCACGGTTTTACTAGAAAAACTGCGGCGAATAAATGAGTCACCACTTCCAAGTTTGAAGCTATAAACAATCATTATTCTATCTCCAGATTTCGTTTCTCCCAATGAGAGATTGCTTTACTTACAAATACCCCACGCTTGAACGCTGGGTTGTCTTGCTCTAACAAGTCAGCCAGACGTTCCGCATCTGTTGGTGTTGATAGTAGCGGCCCAACCTGTTCTGCTAAGAACTCATAGTGCCGACGAAAGAACATTGTGTTTTGTGTCATGCTTATCTCCATTCAGTAGGGTGAACTACACCATATTGTTTTTCATGTGAGTCACTTGCTTCGATATACTTTTTACCGAACTCGATTAGGTGTCGTCGAACATTGTGATATAACAACTCCGACACCATCCCTCCCTCATCAAATTGATTGAGGGTGTGTGGGTCTGTTGCATACAAAACAGCTAAGAAGTTTAGCTGATCATTTTGTGGTGCAACATTCTGAACTGCTTCCAATACTTTTAATTGGCTTAATTCATTTTTTAATCTGCCCTCCCTTAATTGGTCGAGCATCATATCTTCTAGGTCTGATAATGTTGGTGTCATGTTTCTACTCCTTTACATGAGAGGCGATTGACCACAGCCGCCGCCCTCACATAGGCGGGCGGGGATGTGGACAACGCCTGATTAAGCGGCTTTGTCTACCGCATTCTGGCTGTAGCTGTTGAGGTGCTTCATTGCTTTTTCTGCATCAGCCATAGCTTTCATAATTACTCGTGGATTGTTTCGAATTGCTTGTCGCCAGTGGTTTAGATACTTGGCGTGATCTGCTGTTGGTGTCTTGGCTATACCCAGATGGACAGACATCAGCACAGATGTTAGCTCTGCGACAAGCTCTTCGTATGCGTATGACTTTTTGTCTTGATTGTTTGAGAGCCTGTCTAGGCGGGACTTGTGTCCCGTCCAGTGTGCATGCTCATGCAACATCGTTGAGTAATAACTTTGAGTAGCAGTCGCATCTTCTGTATCGATAAATGCTTTTGCTGGCGGCATCATTATGTAGTCGTCTACTGGATTATAAAAGGCTCGACCACTACCAGTCTTTACGACAGATGGTATGCTTTCGATGAATTTATCGACAGCATCCAGCGTATCAACTTCATTTACTTTTTCTTTGAGAATGTCTGGCTCATAGCCAACAAGTTGTTCGGCATTGAACACTCGGCTCAATCGCATGACGTGGTAGTCGTCCGCATCTTCTCTCTCTACTTTTGAATAGAATATTGAGAAGGCTTGTGACTTCTGTCCTTTGTCCACCTGCTTACCGAGGGCTTCCCATTGTTTGTATGTGCCCCATTCGTTTGATGTGTATCCAGCGTTAGCACCTTGCATCCAGAGACCAAACACATTGGCCCCTGTGTATTGCTGTTGTCGTGCTGGGTTGTATGGAATACCACCGCCTTGCCCAATCCAAGGCTTGGTCCAGTCGGTTCCATGCTTTTCCATCAACTGTTCAATTTGCTTTGCAATTTTGTTTACAAAGTCTCTTGTTGTCATTTTATTCATAGCCCCAATCCTTTTGGTCGTCTTCATTTTCATATGCTTCCTGATACAACTTGATTTCTTCCTCAGTCATATCGTCAGCAGAAACGCGCTGCCCTTTATAGGTTCCACTCGGCCACCAATGTGGGATAGCGGGCCGACCATAGTATTTATCAGCACTGCCACGATCGGCAGGTGAACCATTTTTAGGAAAGCCAAACTCATTTTCAAATCGTGATTTCATCTTGATCCTCCTAACAGAAATATATGTATCCAATATAAGATTGAGCAGAATACTCCGAGATACATCAGTTTCTCTAGTATTGTTGTCCATTTATCTAAATTCATTTTATTGTCCCTTTCGTGTTCTCTGTGATAGCAATTACTACACAGGTTGTCAACAGGTGTCTCGTTGATAGTCTAGCACCGACATAAAAAAAAGGGGCTGGGCGGCCCTAGCCGCCCGGCCC